AAGAATTCCAAAATTTAGTCGCTCAAACTCTTTTCTAATAGATTTAGATATTCCACTATCAGAAGTTCATTATATGATGAAAAATTATAAAAATCAATTCCTTGCTGATATTGTAAATTCTTCTAATGTCTATTTAACGCTAGGAGAAGATTATCGTTATTCAAAACAATACTATGAAAATTTTATTTATAAAATGAATTTATTATTTTCTTTCTGGTGTTGTAAAATTCCAATAAAAATAAAATATATATATCCAAGAATAGGTTTCACAGACCCATTGTTTAATATCTCAAAATTAGTTGAAACTTGGACTAATGGAGAAACAAAAAATACAAAAACTTTAGCAGAAAGAACATTAGTTACGTAGGCGGGTAAAATTTCTCCCGCGCGACAAGAACGAAATCAGATATTAGAAAAATATCCAGAAGTAAAGGGCCTATTCAATCAAAATTATGAAACACTTTCTCACAGGGGGTATTGGAGAGTATGAATATAGAAGATATTATATCTACTCGTGAATTTTTAGCTCACGAATTAAAAATTGCTTTATCCACAATGGAAATGTCAGATAAAATAAAAGAAATTAGAAAAAAAATAGAAGAAAATCAAAATGCTTGCCCACATTTTTCAGATAAATTTCAATGGACTTGGACAGATGATCATTGTCCTTATTGTGGCAAGAAAATTAACAAGGAGTGATTATTGTGGAATTATAGATTAAAAAACGAACTGGTGAATTAGTTCCTTTTGATAAACATAAAATTGAAAATGCGATTATAAAAGCATATAAAGATGTTTATGGCGAAGAAGAATATCCTCTTTATGAACCGGAAAAAGTCGCAACTGAAATTGCTTGTGAAATTGAAGATGCTGCAATAATGTGTGAAGAGCCACTTGGTGTAGAAGATATTCAAGAGTTAGTTGAAGATTATTTAACAGATTATAATAATATAGTTGGGAAAGCTTATGTAAAATATAGATATAAGCGGGGAATTATGCGTAATTGCTCAACAGAGTTTATTCGCGCAATTAGTGAAAAATTAAAAGCTTCAAATGTTGTAAATCAAAATGCAAATGTTGATGAACATTCATTTGGTGGTAGGCTAGGAGAAGCTTCAGGAGTTTTAACTAAACAATATGCATTAGATTTTTTACTTTCTCCTATGGCACGAAATAATCATTTAAATAATGAAATTTATATTCATGATTTAGACCATTATGCGCTTGGAGACCATAATTGTTTATCAATTCCTTTTGATGATTTATTAGCTAATGGTTTTAATACTCGTCAAACTGATGTGCGGCCGGCCAATAGTATAAATACTGCTTTCCAACTTGTAGCAGTTATTTTTCAATTACAATCATTAATGCAGTTCGGCGGCGTTGCCGCGACGCATTTAGATTGGACTATGGTTCCTTATGTGAGGAAGAGTTTTGCTAAACATTTTAAAGATGGTATTAAATACTGCTGCCCAAATTCTAGATATGATTTAGATACATTACCTAAAGAATTAGCTTTTGATGATGAAGAAGCTAATGAACCATTTAATAAATCCGCATATAATTATGCTATGGACATGACAGAACGCGAATTAAAACAAGCAGTTGAAGGTATGTATCATAACTTAAATACATTATAGAGTAGGTCGGGGAATCAATTACCTTTTACTTCTATTAACTATGGAACCTGCACTCTACCAGAAGGTCGTATGGTTATTAAAGCTCTTCTTGAAGGTTCAATTAAGGGCGTTGGTAAATTTCATAAAACTCCTATCTTCCCTTGTGGCATTTTCCAATGTATGAAAGGTGTAAATAGAAAACCTGGCGACCCAAATTATGATTTATTTAGACTCGCACTTGAATCTACCGCGCGCAGAATTTATCCAAATTATGCTAATGTAGATTGGACAAATGCCGCAGGATATGATAAAAATGATCCACGAACTTTCTTTTCAACTATGGGTGAGCGTAAACTATGGCCCATATAAAACCTTTTGAACTCTGCCAAGAGGTGTCCGCGATTGCGGGCTAACGGTTAGGACTTTATGAGTTGAGACCGTGCTAAGATTCATTATAATATTCATATAGGAGGTGGTTCCTGTGTGGATATATAAAATAACTAATATCCAAAACAACAAATGTTATATTGGCCAATCAATCAGACCAGTAGAACAAAGATTTCGTAGACATATAAATGATGCTCTAAATAATATATTAGATACTCATTTTGCTAGAGCAATTAGAGCACATGGCAAAGATAATTTTAAAATAGAAGTTATTGATACTGCTGAAACTCAAGACGAATTAAATCAAAAAGAACAATATTGGATTAGATATTATAATACTGTTGAAGATGGTTATAATGAAACCGATGCTATTAGTAAGTGTGGTGGGAATACTTATCAATCTAAAACAGAAGGAGAAATGGAATCTATTAAAGATAAAATTCGTCAAACTAAATTAGGCAGTAAAAACCCAATGGCAAGAAAAATCAAACGTATTAATATTCAAACTAACGAAATAGATATATTTGATACAGTTATTAGTTGCGCGCAAGCCTGCGGTATTAAAGGTGGTAAAACTTCTATATCAACAAGATTAAATGGACAAATAACTAGTCCTTATAAAAATACTTGGATATTTGAATATTATAATGAATAAAGTGTATCGACTATCCCTGATGAATGTAAGGGAGTAGAGTATGAGATAGGCACATACTCGGAGCGGAAGGCTATGGAGAAATCCCCTATGTTGATGAAAAAAGGTTGAATGAATTAACATTTAAATAGATAATATAGTCAGTGCCGATGGCAACATCGGATAAACACGTGTAGAACCGCCAATGGACTAGATATCAATGCTGAACCAGGCGTTAATCCGCAACGCAAAGATGGTAGAGGCAATATTTGTCCTGTAACAATTATTCTTCCTACTCTTGCTATGGAAGCTAAACAAATGCACAGAGGAATGGTGGAAGATTATGAAAATAGTAATATTGAAAAAGGTATTGTTTATAAAGAAATAACTATTATTGATAATTTTATGCATCTTCTTAATCAAAAAATTGAAGAAGCTAAAGATATGCTTCTCGAAAGATTTGAATACATTTGTTCTCAAAATCCATCCTCTGCAAAATTTATGTGGGAAAATAATACTATGATGGGATATAAACCAGAAGAGGGACTATTTAGTGCTATGAAACATGGCACTCTTGCAATGGGTCAATTAGGTTTAGCAGAAACTCTTCAAATTCTTATAGGCAAAGATCATACAACAAAAGAAGGTATGGAATTAGCTAAGCGTATTGAACAACTTTTTAAAGATCGTTGTGCAGAGTTTAAACAAAAATATAAATTAAATTTTGGTGTTTATTATACGCCTGCTGAAAATTTATGCCATACTGCTTTAAAAGCTTTTAAGGAAAAATATGGAACAATAGAAAATGTAAGTGACAAAGAATTTTTTACAAATAGTATTCATGTCCCAGTTTGGAAAGAAATTGATCCATTTACAAAAATTGATATTGAAAGTCAATTAACTGGATACTCTTCCGCGGGGTGTATTACTTATGTAGAATTAGATAGCGGAATCCTCAATAATATTGATGCTCTTGAGCAAATAGTGGTTTATGCTATGGATAAAGACATTCCTTATTTTGCTTTAAATGTTCCAAATGACCTTTGTTTAGAGTGTGGATATACTAATGAAATTAATGATACATGTCCTATGTGTGGTAGTGATAATATTCAAAGACTTCGTAGAGTAACTGGATACTTAACTGGAGATTATAAAACTGCTTTTAATGTTGGAAAACAACAAGAAACAGAAATGAGATTTAAACACTCTTCTTTATTAAGAGGCTATAAATAATGAATATAATTAAACAATTTTTTATAAACAATAGTATAGAAAAATCATTATTAGCGGGGATTTTAATAGGTTTGGGGGTTATTATTAACCTCCAAGCTAATAATCCAATTTTAGGATCTCTATTATTTAGCTTTGGGTTATTAACAATTATTGAAATGCAATCCTTATTATTTACTGGAAAAATAGGATTTATTGTTAAAGATATTAAAGACTTATTACCTAAATCTTTAATAATTTTAATTTTTAATTATATAGGAATTACAATAACAGTATGTTTATATGCAATTGGAAATCAAAACTTTATAGAAACAATTTCAATTGCCGCAACTGCAAAATTTACAAAAAGTATTTTTACACTATTTATTAATGGTTGTTTTTGCGGAGCTTTAATCCATTTTGCTGTAAAAAATAAAAAGACTATATTAACAATATTTGCAGTAATGATTTTTATTTTAATCGGAGCAGAACACTGTATAGCAGATTTTCCTTATTTATTATTTAGTTTATCTATAATTAATATAATAAAACTCATAGCTATTATTTTTGGTAATTCTATTGGAGCAATATTAATTGAAAGGTTATGTAAAGAATGAATAGATATGCTGGATTAATAACTAATGATTTTGCAA